AAACTTTGCTATTACAGAGTCATTATAAGTGTTATGACCTGTAAATGTATTACCAGTTGTAGATGCAAAGTTACCACTAGCTGTTACACCACCTTGCCAGGAACTTCCATTATAAACTCTAAGTTCATTAGAAGTTGTGTTGAAATATAAGTCTCCAGTTGCTAAGGTATTCCCTCCACCATCTTCTGATGGGTTAGAACTATCTATTTGATATAAGTCAGCAAAGTTATTTACATCAGCAATATTAGTTGCAACGGTTGTTACGTTACCACTTACTCCAGCTACTGTTGTAACATTTGCTTGTATACCTGCAACAGTACCTATATTAGAAATAAGGTTACTTGTATCAGCAATTGTAGCCATATCAGCTATAATACCTGAATTACCAAGTAATGCCATATCCGCAACACAAGCTGTAGTACCTAACAGGTTCATGTCTTCAACAATCGCTGCAGTACCTAAAGTATTCATATCCGATACAGCATCAGCTGTACCTAATCTGCCTACTTCTGTAGCTTTACCTGCTACTGCTGTTACATCACTACTTATTCCAGCAACTGTTGTAACATTTGATGAAATACCAGCAACTGTGGTTACATTAGAACTAACACCTGCAACAGTTGTAATATTACTTGATATATCAGCTAATGTATCTAAATCAGATACAATCGCAGTTGTACCAAGTGTATTCATATCTGCCACAGCATCGGCTGTACCAAGACGTCCTATTTCTGTAGCTTTACCAGCAACCGTAGTTACTTCAGTAGCTTTAGGAACTAATCTATGGAAGGTATAAGCTCTAGGAGGTGTTGCACTACCATTACCACTAGTTGCACTTGTTTCTACAAGTAATCCATATCCAGCAGAATATGTTGTACTATTTGCTAAACCAGTAATAGTTACATTATTACCACTACCTGCACCATTAGTAATTGTTGCTACACCACTACCATTAGATACAAGGTTATTAGCAAGAGTTGAGATACTAACTATAGTACCTGTACCATTATTAACATCAGGGTTAGCAGTTGGGAAGCTAGTTTCATTAGCTAATGGTACAAAACCACCTACATCATCAACTAAGTCAATAATCCTATCATTGATAGCTGCTGTAGTAGCAATTGTTGTATCATTATCAGGGAATGTTTGACCATCCTTAATAGTTTCACCAGTTGAAGCATTAAAATATCTAGCTTCTGTAGCTGATGTAGTGAAATATGTAGTATCGTTTACAGTATGAGCTGCTTGTTCACTAGCAGTTATTTTAGTAGCAGCGGCTAAATCAGTAGCTGTATCTGCATTACCTGTCACAGCACCCGTTACATTACCTGTAATCTGACCTGTAACTCCTAATGTACCACCTACAGTTGTATTACCTGTAAGTGTAGAAGTACCATCAACTGTTAATGTGCCATCTACGTTTAAATTACCATCAACATCAGCATTACCTGTTGTATTGAAGTGATCTGTAACTTGTACAGTTCCACTAGCTGAATCTAATACTAAACTTCCACTTGATGTACTAACTTCATTAGCTGCATCAAGACCAACTCTTATATTCTTAACTAAAGCACCACCAGGAACAGTCTGTTGTCCTGTGTAGTTAGAAGTACCAGTTACATCAAATTGACCTGTAACATCTAAGTTACCTGCAATTACTGTATTACCAGTAGATGCTGCAACTGTAAACTTATTTGTATTAATATCAAAGTCACCATCTATGCCAACTGCTCCACTTGCATTAATTGCAGCAGCAGTTGTAGTTCCAGTAGCAGATAATGTACTAAATGCACCAGTAGTTGCAGAATTAGCTCCTATTGTAGTACCATCTATAGCTCCAGCATTAATATCAACTGTTGCTAATGTTGCAGTTCCATCTACATTTAAGGTTCCATCTAAATCTGTAGCACCTGTTACATCTAAAGTACCAGGAATATCTACATTACTAGTCCACTCTACATCAGATCCATTAGCTGCTGTTTGTAAAACTTGTCTTGCAGATCCATCATTTAATTTATTAACTGATATTGATGCAGTTGCACTGATGTCAGCATCTACTATAGTTCCATTTACAATTTCAGCTGTAGTAACTGAATTCGGAGCTAGAGCAGCAGTGTCTACTGAATTTGGAGCATAGTGTTCTGTATCTATTGAATCAGCTACATAGTGTTCAGAGTCAATCTGATCATCAGCTATTAATGCACTAGTGATATTATCAGCTTTTATCTTAGCTGTAGTGATAGCTCCATCTCTAATTTGGGTTGTATTTATTGTTGTGCTTTGTTCTTCTTGTAATGCTCTAAGAATCTGTTCTTGGTTCTTATTAAGATCTCCTGCTTTAACTGATGATCCAGCTTGATAAGTATGTTTAGCAGCATCTACATTAGTATCTCTCCTGATTCTAACTTTTAGATTATTTTTAGGAGAGCCATCAGTTGCACATACATTAGTATTAACAGTACCGGATGAGTTAGAGCCTTGCCCATCTCCATTATCAAAAGTAACTGTTTTAGTTCCTGATGTAGCATAGTTAGGTACTGTATAGTTATCAACTAATACACCATCTACTTCTACTACTACTTCTGCTACGCTGTATGTAGGGAATGAATAGTCAAAGGTTTTATCTGACCCATCCCCATCGTATTCATGAAAGGTTGTTGTTGCCATTGTTTATTTATACATAGAGATGAGTGTTTCTGTATTGGTGGGTTTTCTTTGTCCAGCTAAATAATTCTGTACTCTTAATTTTTCTATATGAGGTCTATCTTTAATACTTAGCCATGCTATTTCTCTAGCTTCTCTAATTAATTTATGCATCATAATATTATGATAGTAATCTTTAGCCTCGTATTCTGCTCTCCTACCACTTCTAATATCAAAATACATTTGAGCTAATGATTCTTGAACTTTACGTGATCTAGATAATTTTGCTAATTTAGCTTCTAAGTTTTGAACACCTATAGCTTGTTGATACTCAGATCTAATTTCTGGATATTTAGTAAGATCATCTCCATCTGGAGAAAAGAAAGTTATTAATCTTGCATCATAACCACTTTCAAAGAAAAAGCGTTTTCCTTCACCATAATCTAAGTTGAAATTAACAGGACTAAACATATTCCATGCTCTAGTCATAAAGTCATGATCTTTAATAGGTCTACCTGTGAGTAGATCATATTTAATAGGTAAAGGTGCTCCAGCTATATTTTCAGTAATTAAGTTTCTATTTCTTAATGATTGATCTATACCAGATGCTAATTCTCTAGTATAAGGAGTGAATAATTTACCAATATCATTTCTTAAGCTACCTAATGGGGCAGTATTATTTAATAAACTAGCTGCTATACGTTCTCCTTGACCAGGTTTACCGCTAAATAATTCTACAAACTGCTGCATTCCAGCAAGGTATGATTTACTAGCAAGACCTTGAGCTATAACAAGTGCAGTTTTCTGAAATTGATCTTCAGTCCACTCTTCACCCATCAATAAACTATTATCACCAACATCAGCAATTAATGTAAGTATCTGGTTAAAGGGTTCAAGAGCATCATAACTAACCCATACATCACCTAACTTAATACTCCTTGGTATATATCCTGCATCTATCCAGCCTTGACGTTTCTGCCTATCTGTAGGACCATTACCAGTAAGTTCACCACTCATGAATTTCTGAGATGCCATGAAGACAACTCCACTACCCATAGCTAATCTACCTGTCTGTAATGCCTTAGCATTAGCAAGTTCGACAGCATTAGTAATACCATATTGAGCAACTTCAGTTAGATTATCAGGTCTAGCTAATGCTATATCATTAAATTCTTTAACTAGGAAGTTAAATCCAGGTGTATGTTTAGCAGTTAATGCTAGTCCATTTACACCAGTTCTAGCAAATAGAAAGAAAGGTCTAGCCCAAGGGTTAGCACTGAATACATCATTTAATCCTTTAGAGAATCCAGTTAAATCTTGAGTAAGAGTAACTTCTTTACGTGCAAACTTAGTAGCTTCATCCTTGATATTACCATCTGCATCGAATACTTCACTATAGAAATCTTCTTCAAATTTCTTCATTAAAGCATTATCAATAGTAATAGGTCTACCATTACTTTGAGCATCCATAGCAGAACGTAAAGCCTTCTCTCTCATCTTAGCTCTACCTAATATATGTGCAAAAGCATCATCAGTAGCTGCCATTATTTTTGTAGAGTAAGTAAGTAGATTACTATTATTAGCAGATCTAGCCATATTAGCCATAGCAAATAAAGCCCTATCTCCTTGAGTAGCTCGTCCACTATTTTCATAGTATCTTCTAAGTAGTTCCCAGTTTTCATCACCTCTTGTAAATTCTACAAAACGTGATTTCATACTAGCTACATCACCACTCCAGTAAGAGTTTAGTTTAGTCCAGAATAATTCATAAGCTTCAGGTATTGCTTGCATCATAGCATTTAAAGATGCTAATCCTGCTCGCATAGTTGTGGCATCTCCAGTAAATGGATACCGTATAGTACCTCCAATAGCTGTTGAGAGGGGTCTTAAAAATGTAGCTGCAGATGTACCCATAAGAGCTCTAACAGGTGTCTTAGGTCCACTGAGGACGCTATGACTAAACATACCTTGTAACTCTCTAATTAGAGCACCTGTACGCTCTGGACCTTTAGGTTCTAATTTACCACCTTTAATAATTTTTCTAGCCCAAGCATCAAAGTCATCTAAGTTATTAACTGTTTTCATGCTAGAGAATACTTCAAACAAAGCATTCATTAACTCATCACTAGTATCATCTTTAGCTATTTCAAGAATAGACATAATAGAATCTCTAGTATCTGCCATATCTTTAGCAACAGTAACTTCAACAAAATCTTTAGCCTTACCTGCTCCTAATTCTCTGAAATTAGTAGACTTCATAACTCTAGCTCTTTTAGCTTCAGTTAATGCAGTCATCAGTGTATCTGCTACTTGTTTTGCTGGACCATCTATAGCACCTAAATCAAAGAACTCTGCCATCTCTCTACCACTAATACCCATATCTCTTAATTGTTTGATAAGAGTACCAGTAATCATATCAGTTACAACTACATTATTAGAAGTTATTGTAGTAATAGTATCTACAACATTACCAGCAGAATCTGTTATATCATAAGTATCAGAAGCTCTTAAGATTTCTTCAAGATAGTCTGCTGTACTTAATTCAGCTGCATCTCTGCCTAATGTAATCCTTTGATGTGCTTCTATTGAATCACCAAATACTTCTAATACAGTTTTACCTGCTGCTTTTATAGATGCAATTTCTAGTTGAAACTTCTGGTCACTATATAAACCTTTAAGTATATTCTCAGCTACTTCCTCTGGCATCTTACCAGTTTTAGCAGCACGTTCAGTTAAGATAGGTCTAATGATAGATCCAGTTGAACCTTCTTCAGATCCCCAATTTGATCTTATTTTCTTTTGTGTTGCCCATGCATCACCTACTGTTTGTTCAGAAGTGAAGGCTGCTTGATGTTGATCAGCTATTGGTTTATTTTTAGCACCACGGAATTCAAAGTCATTTTCTCGTACTTCTTGTAATGCTTTTTGAAGAGTTATATCTTCTAAATTCTCTGCTCTTTTAATTACTCTTGCTCTATTTCCACCTCTACTTAATACCATTGATGCACCATCAAATACAAGTCCAATACCCATACCTTCTACTACATTCTTTAATTTAAGCATTAATGGGTGATCTGTATCTCTTGTACTAATAGGGGTATCCATCCAACCATAACGGTCTCTAAGCATACCTAGAGCATTCTGTCCGTCTGATTCTTTAGATAATAGATCAGCACCAGCACCAATTGCAGCTGCCCTTAATAGGCTATTAGTACCGTAGTACGCTGCTTTACCTGCTATTGATTTCCAACCAGCTATAGGTACTAAGGATAAACTACCAAAATGTACTACACCTCTTAGGAGCTGACCCCACCATGTTTTCGTCTCTATTGGGTTAGAGTATGATTGAAAGGGATCCCATTCTGGTTTATAAGCTCCTGTCTCTTTCCTTTCTTCTTGCATTTCACCAGAAAGCATATCTGCTGTACGCTCTGGTAAAGTAGCTAAAGAAGTAGCCGTATCTTGTAAACCTCCAGAAAGTATTGATTGGGCTTCTTTAGCTAAACCTTTTAAACCCCATCCTTCTGGATTATCTCTAGCATCTTGTTGGGTTGTTTTATATTGAACATCTTGTTCTTGGATGGCTTCTTCTTCTTTTCTTGCTTCTTTAGTATCTCTAGCAAGTTTAGCTAAATAACTTACTTCATCCTTAGGGTCAGTAATTTCATTTAGATTGCTAGAGTTAAAAGGATCATTTGTAGTCATATTACCTTAGTAATTATTTTGTTGTTACTTCCTTAATAAGTGCTTTTTGTAAACCTGGAAGTAGGAATAAAAAATTCATAAATGGTTGAGCTTCAGTATCAAAGAAACCTTTCATTCTGCAAAGATCATTAAATTCTGCAGCTTGTGCTTCATTAAGATTTATATTCGTTGATAAAGTATTTGGGTTAACACATACATTCTTATTATTTGCTACATTCTTTTTCCTAAGCCAGAAAAAATACATCTTATTCTGAAAGGCTTCATCAAATACTGTTTCATCATTAATATTTAATGCATTATAAGGTGAACTATACATCTCTTTAAGAGTTTGAGCTAATTCTTCTCTAGGTATATTATATAAACCTACTAATACTTCATCTTCTTTTTTTAATGTTTGTAAATATTCAAACAATTCACCTAAGTTCATCTGTGAAATAGGTTTCGGAGGTTCTATTTCCTCACCTTTAGAAGTAATTGTATTAATAGTATCATTACCAGCAGCTATTTTTAATATTTCTGCAAGATCTTTACTATTCTGATTATGTGCTATTAAAGTACTAGAAGGAGTGTTTTTATTTTGTAAAAGTTTCTGGGTAGGATCAGATAATACTGTGGTTTCTGGACTGAAAGTTATAGGAAAACCTAATTCTTTAGCTAAACCAGTTGCATTTAATCTAACTTTTAGTAAATCTGTAGCTGATATATTTGAACCACTTGATGCTATAGTCCAGAAGTAATCAAGTTTAGATGACTTTCCTTCATTTATTCTTGTTAAATGTACAAGACCAGCTCGTAAAAACTCTTCTTCACCGTTAAAGAAATCACTTTGATTTATGTTTTTATTTGGATCTATACTTAATGCTTTTTTTAATGCCTCAGAAGCGTCAAAGAGATTTAGTTCTTTATCACTTAATTTTGTTAAACCTTCTAAAGATTCAGTACCTGTTGTATTTGGTTGCTCTTTTGTACCATGTGTCTCTGTTAAAAAGCGTTTAACAGCAGCATTACCAGTTGCATGTGCTATCCTATCTATCTCGACACCAGGAAGATCACTACCTTTATATTTTAATTGGACTTCAGAAAAGGCTGTATAATATACATCCTCTGCTCTATTGTAATTGTTCCTATACTCTGCACTACCTGTATTTGCTAGTGCTGCTGGACTTGCCCATGATAAAGTTTCTCTAAGTGCAATAGAAATATTCTCATTCATTGTTCCAGCATCTGCAGGATTTATCCAGTCTACATATGGAATCCATTTTTTATAAAGTGTGTCTCCTAAGCCTATTAAATCATCATGTGTAATGTTTTGTTTATACAAAATCTTATCTTCTAAGCTCTTCTCAATTTTGTCTTCATCTGGATTCTCTAATCTATTCAAATATGTATTATATTCAGTTGGTAATGGAACATCTCCGAAATGAGTTTTATGATACTCTATAGCCTTCTTTACTTGAGATACAGTTACAGGACTTGTTTGAGTTCTCCATGTATTCAAGGTCTGTAGTAGATATAGTTTAGAATCGTTTTCTAAACCTTTTAATAACTGATCCAATTGAATACTTGCAGAATTACTGGCTTTAGCTAGGATTTTATTATATCCATGTTTACCCCAGTAATCATCAAGTCTTACCATCTTACCAGTATGATCTAAAAATTCATGACCGCCTAATTTTTCTATTACACTATTACTTAATAAATTCATATCAATCATCTTCTCTAACTTACCAAACCCTGTATTTCTAGCATTTGCCCAACTAGAAGTACCTGTAGCATGAGTTAAATTTATATCTTTTAGAAAAGAATCATAGTCACCTTTGTTTAAATCTATTGCAAGTAATCTAAGTGAATTATATTCTAAAAGATCATTCTTAGCTTTAGCATTTGCAAGTAAAAAGTCAGCACTTTCTTTGTCAGAAAGCTTAAATAATGGAATAAGTAAATTCCTTTTAATTTGTCCCTTTCTATAACCTTTACCATCAAACAATTGTAAGAATAATTTATTTCTTATTTGTATTAAATCATCATATATATCTCGTTGATCTATGCCTAATTCAGAAAGTTTATATGTCTTTCCATCAATAGAACTAGTAATTTCTTGATCTGAAAATGCTTCTGAAAATGCTGGGAATATCTTTTCTATAGCAGAAGTCATTTCTTGCTTTTCATCAAAATCCTTTTCAAACAAACCAGCAGCACTAAGTATCGAAGCTTTTAATATCTCTGGTTGATTCCAAGATGTTAACTTTGCCTGAGCTTGTGCATTTCTCAGTTTAATTTCTCTTTCTTTTTCAGTTTCAACTTCAGGATCATCATCTAGATTCTCATTCTCCATGTATTTTTTCAGACTAGTATTATACCACTCTGAATTTTCTCTAAAGGTTTTCCATTGTTTAGCAACTTCCCCACCAGTTTTGGTTATTTCAGCAAGTTGAGCTAATCTACCACTTTGATTCTTATGAGCCATTTGGTAGAATCTAGCTGCAGCTTCAGCTTCTTCAGTTACTCCTTTAACAAAAGCATCATTATTTTTATTTACTGCTTTTGTTGCATCATCTAAATCATCAAATTCTTGGTAATTAGATTTGCTAATACTTGTAGGACTTATAGATTGCCTACCTAAATTTTGTAAAAATTCTGACATTAAATTGCAGCTCCCATGTTCCGTAATCTATCCATGAAACCCTGTCCTTGTGTGAGTGGTTTAGTAAAACCTCCGATGCCACTACCTAATGTCATTACACTAGATGCAATACTAAGTCCAGCTTGTAAACTATTTAAGAATTGACCAGCTTTATCTTTTGGTGGCATCATGACAGGTGCTCCCCATTCTGGAGGTGCTCCAAGTCTAGATTTATTTTTAGATTGTTTAGATACATAATCTCTCATTAAACCTTGATGAGCTATATCCATATTTCTACCAAAAGCATTACTAGATGCTTTATCTATTTCAGCCGTCATAGCTAATAATTCAAGTAAATTGTTTCTACCTGCTCTGCCTGATCTACCGCCTTCATTAGCGAATCTCTTAGCAGTCCAACCTTTTACAGTAGCTTCTTTTTGAGCTCTTCCAGTAGCAGCTATCTCTAATGCTTTAACATAAGCATCGCTTCTACCTCTACTATAGCCCATAGCTATAGCTTCTTTACCTCTTTTATATGTAGTTTCTTTATTCCAGTATTTAATTGATTCTGAGCCAAACTTCGCATGTTTAGCTATTTGTCTCTGCTCGGCAGCTCTACGAGCTCCGGCATTAGGATCAGGTGCGCACACGGCAAAATTCTATAAAGGACAATTGTTTAGGACCATGTAATTTTTTTCTTAAAAATTTAAAGCCTAAAAATCTGAGTAGTTTTAAATGAACCTTATTACGTTCATCGACTATATTCCATAATAAAGGTTCTGTTCTACTCTCAACGAACCGTTTTGCTTCTCTAGCAAATGTCACTGGGTATTCATGAATAGCGGGTGTGCATAACATCCATATTGTACCGTCTTTACCAACTCCAGCCATACCAGCAGTCTTGCCGTTAGGCACTGTGAAATACACAGAGGAGCTGTTACGAGCTGCGTAAAGTAACTCTTCCATAGGATCTACCCCATGGCCTTCTACGACCTCTCTGAGGTCATCTGGACGTAGATTAGAGGCCACCTCAATGGCAGCCTCATCTGTTGCAAGGTGAATATATTTAGACACGTTTGTAATACTTAGGTGAATAATCTCCTTCCCAGCTCATTGAACGTAATGTAGCAGGTGAAGGGTGTGTAGATTTTAAAGTTATATCTACATTAGTATTTTTCTCATATACAGGTATTGCTTGTATATACTCTTCTAAATAAGGTGCATCTGAAGCATCATATTCATCTAATATTGTAGATTCATATAATTCAGTATAATCAGCTTTACCTACTCTAGTAAGTGTAGTTTCATATAGACCAACTTTACCAAAGTTTAATTTTAATCTATGTACAACAAGAGATGAATTAATATCAGCATCAACCTTATTCTCATTTGTCTGTTTAGTTACATATATACGTGGAAAATCTATTTGATAATCATATAGATATCCTATATTTAGATTTTTAGATTTCAAGCGTAATTTATGATTACCAGTACCTTGAGCAGTTATATTGATAGCTGTACCATTTGTTGCATTAGTTGAAGATGTTGCTAATTTAATGGTATTATCACCTGTTTTAATAACAAAATAAGTAGTACCATCTACTAAACCTGTAGCAGTTGTATCACCTTCTACCCATCTAACCTCATCACCAGTACTCCAACCATGATCTGAAATAGTTATTACTTCAGTACTTGTATTAATAGCACTATATACAATAACATGCTCAGTTGTGTAATCCCAGTTACCAGGTACTGTAAAGTCATCATTACCTCCTCCAGATAATATAGTACATTCAGCATATCTACCTTCTCTAGCTGTAGCTGAATCTGTATCAACCAGTACTAAAGTACCATTAGGTGTAGTTACACTAGGTATCCAAGTTGATTGGTTGGTAAATGTAGTTAGATTTGTACTATCACTATAAATACCATCGGCAACAGTAGTATGGTTATCTAAATGTATTTGATAATTAACACTATCTTGATCTATACTTAAAGAACTATCTGTTTGTATTAAATCAATACTTTGTAAGAAGTTATCTGTATCTAAATGATAATAAGTATCGTTTACAATGAAATGATATCTTAATGGATTATTAAGTTTCCATTTAAACCATGCAGATAAACCTCTTTTATCAGCAATCTGATAGAATCTATACCCTTGTATTTCATCTTGACCAGTCTTACCTAATATTATCATACCATTCTCTCTAGAATGTGTAATCATATCTATATCTTTAGGTAATAAAGTAGGTACAACTTTACTTGTTTCTACAACATCTGGCTCACCTTCTCTCTGTACATTTAGTAATTCATTAAATCTACTATATTTACCTGAACTATCTATAAATCCTATGGTAGTACCTAGAGATATTGGAGGTATTGTTTCATTATAATTAAATATAGATAGTTTCTTTAGTTTAGCTGTATCAGGATTCATCACTTCCGCATCTGATACTAACAAGAACTGCTGGTTCGTACTGAATACAACAAGTCCTACATTTAATTCTACTGCATCAAATAGTTCTGAAGGGAATGTAGAAGAACAAGCTATATCTATAGGATCAATAGCACTAACTGCTAAAGCTGTCCAAGACCAGAATGCTGGTACAGCCAATTCACCAGGTCTAGAAGTTATTACATTTTCTCCAGATAAGAAACATATTCTATTACGGAAGAATACTATCTTATTAATCTTCTGTCCTACAAATGTAGGTACTGCATTAGTAACATCATCTCCTATAATTCTATCTGTATATACACCTGCTTTAACTAAGAAGTTTCCATCAGCCATCCTCGTAAGTGTATGAGGCATAGTAGATGTATCGAAACTTTTAGCTATACCAGGCTTTGCACATTCTATCCAAGCACCAGATCCATCTAAACTATTACCACTACTAAATTTAACATAATAATCATCTTCATCAGCAGATCTAGTATTCTGTATCTTAACTATATATCCTAACTTACATTGTAAAGGTAGTTTAGTAACATCATTAGCTGTATCCTGCATGACTCTCATCAAGTCTTGATCTACAATTTCAATGTTAAATCCAGAACTAGCAGTTAGATATAAACCATTACCTATAACTGTAGAAGTAATACCAGTTCCACTGAGAGAAGACTGTATCCCACCTAATATTGTATCTACAGTAACAGCTGTATCAGAATCAAAAGGTGTAGGAGCTGGTCTACATATACCATTAACACCACCATTTATAGTACCTTTTACTTGTACTGTTTCAATTTCTGCTACACGTACATTATAAGTATAAGTTGCATTTTTAGCGGTAGTCATTTTTACAGTGACAGTATCCCCTACTTCCCAATTCTCACCACCATGTAATAATTGTACATCTCTATTATATGAGCATTGGTAGTCAGCAGCATTAGTACCATTACCTGTTTTACCTTGTTGGCCTAGTGTTGTAAGTCTAAAGATTAAGTTCTTTCTGTTATGAGTTGCATTTAATACAGCACTATTAGCATGAGTTATAGTAACTATTGGGTCACTATAAGAGTTTGCACTTGAAGCACTAAATACTTGTGTACCTACACCAGGGCAGTCACCAGTACCATTACCCTCATCTAAAGTATCAACAGCTATTTCTACTCTAGTAGCTCTTCTTAAGTCAGTTGCAGTAGATGAACTATAAGCATTTAATCCATACTGTCTACCATTCTCTGTTCTTAGTAGTTCAATATAAGCATAGTGTGTATCAGTTGCAGAAGGTGTAGTACCTGTAGTAGCTACAATCTTTGTTCTATTATTTAAGAATGTTGTATCATTAATAGTAAGTGCTTGTAAATCTTCAGTAGCTGTAGCACTACTAGGTGTTAAATAATTTTTAATAGAAGTTGTTGTAGCAGAAATAGTAGCTTCATAATCCCATTGGGTATTAGTACCATCATTTATATTACTACCAGTTCCAGTTGGACCACCTGATTCATAAGATGTACCAGCTGTAACACATACATAAATATTACTATTTACTTGTACTTTATCACCTACTTTATAAGCTGTATTACCTACCCATGGAACTGCTCCATGATGTACTGTTTTCTCAGCACCATCATTACAGCTCCACATTCTTGTAGTACCATCACTTGCTATTTGTCCTATATAAGATCCTTCTGTTTCATCTCTATAATAATGAAACCAAGATCCATTTGGTTGTACATTAGCTAATGGAGTAGTACCAATTCTCTTACTACCAGGTCTTTTATATAGTCCGTTAGTTACATCTGGTATAGCATTAAGAACACTTCTTACCTGTCCAGGAAATTTAAACTGATCAGCCTGTTCAGATATACCACCATTATAACTAGGTACTGTTTGTGTTATACTAGCCATTATCTTCTAAGATTTCTCCATGGTTGGTAAGTAGTATATGAAGAATCCTCTGGGAATCCAAACATACTATGATTACCTTGATTACATTCATACTCTAATAAAGAAGCTCTAGCGAAAGCTTCATTCTGAGCTAATAGTTGTACTAGTTGTGGATTAGCTACAAGTTGAGTTGCTGCTACTCTTGATGCTCTATAGGTTATATATCTTTTAAAGACTTGTGGTAAATCATCAAAGGTAATTAATTTTGTTATATCTAAAAGTATTTCTGTTACGTCTGACCAGTCATCTGTGTGATCATACTTATCATATAAATTTCCATCTCTTCTTACTACGTCATATTTTTTCTTCGACCATCCTTCAGTAACATCCATTTTAAGAATATCACTACCAATAACTATCTTACCTGTTGTGGAATCAGGTGTATAAGTTACATGCTTTTCTGTATTGAAGTGCCAACCTTCTGATTGTACGTCAACATTAGCATCTCTTAATAGATTATATATTAATGATATTTCTGGATTATCAAATACTAAGGAAGTTACTGGTGATTGACCAATAGCTCCCAGTACTGAGTTCACTGCGGATAGTTCGGTATCGGTGTCAATTGTTGTGGAAGCCATAAATAAAAAAAAAGGGAGCCCGAAGACTCCCTGTATATGTTGGTTAAAACTAAAAAATTAAGGTGAAGTGAAATCAGCGTTAGTAACAGCAGTTGCGTTCCAGTTAGAGGATACATCAACACCAGCAACTAATTCAACAGCAGCAGCTGGATTCAAGAAATCGGCTCCCATTGCGAGACGTCCTAGAATGACATCTCCCTGGTAAACCACTGATACATCCCCAGAAGTTACCTGAACCTGTGGTCCGATAGCTTCTACGACACCTACAGCTTCTTTCTGGAAGATCAAACCACAAGATCCACCGAACTTATCGACGTTACCATAGTTGTTAACGGTCTTCTGTCCAAGTGGTACAGAGTTTGAACGCATATCATCCATATCTTCACCAATAAAGCTACCTTTGGAAGCGGCTTCGTTGATATTTGATACAGCACCTGCTGGTAAGTTAGCTAGGTTAACACCATAGTCTCCAAGGAATGGAATATTCATTGACTTGTAGATCTTGATGCCTGCAATGTCAAGGATTCCATTACCGGATTGTAATGCGTCACCTGTTTCGTCACGATTAATAAGGTTGTTAGCTGCACAATTCCTTATTAATTCATAGTATTGTCTTGGGTTAAGAACAGCTACGCGTCCTTCGCCTGTAATACCTTTCTCATCTAGGATAGCAGCTGCTTCAAAGAAGGCTTGTACTAACTTAGTTGAATCGTAAGCATCTGTTGCAGCGGTACTATTAGCAGCACCAACTTTAACAATACTTCCACCGGGCTCTTTGAAGTTAGCCATGTTGACCGGTGCTGGCTGTCTAGCAGCCTTTGAAACCGCACGGAAGATCCGACGATCATAGTTTTCGGCTAATGCATAACCGATCTTACGAGAGATTTCACCACGTAAATCGTAGTGGGCAAGTGTCTCATCGAGCTCATAAACGAATGCACTTGAGATGAGTAGATCATCACAGGTGATTGTCTTTTCTGCTACTGGAGGAGACTTCTCGTCGTTACCTAATATGGACTGTCCAGGGACATGGAATTCCGCTTTAGTGCGACCCGTGTAGATGAACTGTAAAGATTTCCCGTTTTTAAGGGTACGTCTTGTTACAAGATCCCTTGCAATTGTATTGCGTTGGAATCCTTTGAATAGTTCACCAGAGAACAGCTTCAAATAGAGCTCTCTTCTCGCGGTAGTAGTGGTGTCTGCACCATTGTCAGCACCACCCCAAAGCGGTCCATTGGCATTGGCAGTCGTTGCCTGTTGGGCCATTGTTAATTAAAAGATTGTATGTTTAACTTTCTTACGCGTAATGTTTTGATCATTTGTTTGTGGTCTATCCCACCGTCTAGACGGCTAATGGTATCCACTCGGTGCTACCTTGGTAACACAAGCCATGGGCAAAAGCCAATGAAAGGGGAGTCCTACTCTGAGGTGCTCCCCTAACTATTACTCTCCTAAGAGGGCTTCCTCAAGAGATTGAGGTTCCCATTCGTCTTCTTTATCTACACCTGGAGGTTGCTTATCACTAGGATTAGTATCCAAGTTGTTCAACCTTGAGTCAGGTGAATAAGGAACAGGATTAGCTACTCCGAATCCAGTTTTAGATTGTTGTGACATATTTAGAAAGAATATTTAGCACCTATCTTAGTGCCGTAAGCGTTATCAGCAGTCTCATCAGTTTTGAATGAAACTTCACCATATACACCGAGCTTCTCTGATGCTGCTACGGATGCTCCGAGCTTACCTGAGAAGTCTGTGCTACCATCTGCTCCATCAGCTGCAGTGAATGCAGGACCACCTTGGACATAGTATCCAAGCTCTC